AATATTTAACATAAATGGCTCAAAGAAGAATATCATATACCGTAAGGGATTTCCAAGCAATTCGTCAGGAATTAATTAATTACACAAAAACTTATTATCCTGAATTGATTGATAACTTCAATGATGCTTCAGTTTTTTCTGTATTCTTGGATTTAAACGCAGCCGTAGCCGACAATTTACATTATCATATAGATAGAAGTATTCAAGAAACAGTTCTTCAATATGCACAACAACGTTCATCAATCTATAACATTGCAAGAACATATGGATTAAAAATTCCTGGTCAAAGACCATCTGTGGCTTTGGTTGATTTTTCAATTACAGTTCCGGCATTTGGTGATAAAGAAGATGAAAGATATTTGGGAACATTAAGACGTGGAAGTCAAGTTCAAGGTTCAGGTCAAGTATTTGAAACAATATATGATATTGATTTCGCATCACCATTTAATGCTGATGGTATACCAAATAGATTAAAGATACCAAATTTTGATGCCAACAACAACTTAATAAACTACACAATCACTAAAAGAGAAACTGTAGTAAATGGTATTACAAAGGTATTCAAAAGAGTTATAACTCCAAATGATGTTAGACCTTTCTTTGAATTTTTCTTACCTGAAAAAAATGTTTTAGGAGTCACATCAATAATTCAAAGAGATGGTACATCTTATTCTAACGTACCAACGGCACAAGAATTTTTAGGTGTGCAAGGTAGATGGTATGAAGTATCGGCACTTGCTGAAGATAGAGTTTTTATTGAGGACCCTACAAAACCATCAGATGACCCAGCAATTAAAGTTGGAAGATATATACAAACACAAGATAGATTTATTACAGAATACACACCTGAAGGTTTTATAAAACTTACTTTTGGTGGAGGAACAAATACTGCTGAAGACCAACTTAGAGAGTTTACAGCACTTGATGTACCGTTAAAGATTCAAAGATACCAAAACAATTCAATGTCATTGGGTAATGCTCCACAAGCAAATACAACAATGTTTATACAATATAGAATTGGTGGTGGACAAGGTACAAACTTAGGTGTTAATGTTATTACACAAATTGGTTCTGTTGATTTCTTTGTTAATGGACCTTCTGATATTATAAATAATTCTGTAATTAATTCATTAGCTTGTAATAACGTAACGGCCGCGATTGGTGGAGCAGGATATCCATCAACTGAAGAAGTTAGAAATTATGTAACGTTTAACTTTGCAGCACAAAACAGAGCGGTTACAATACATGATTACGAAGCGATTATAAGAAATATGCCGGGTCAATTTGGAGCACCCGCCAAAGTGTCTATTACTGAAAACAACAATAAAATTAATATCAATGTATTATCATATGATGCTACAGGTAATTTAACATCTGAAGTTTCACAAACTATGAAGAAAAATTTGGCGGAATATTTGTCAAATTATAGAATGATTAATGATTATGTTGTTATTGGAAGTGCAGAAGTAATTGATTTGGCGTTAGACATTTCAGTTGTTTTAGATGCCACACAAAACCAAGGAGTTGTTATTTCAAACATTGTGGATAGAGTCACCACATTCTTTAGTCCTACTGTAAGAGGTTTGGGTGAAAATATTGTACTATCAGAATTGAATAGAATATTACAAACCGAAAATGGTGTGTTAAGTGTTACAGACATTTCAGTATTTAACAAAGTCGGTGGTCAATATAGTTCAGCACAAACAGCAATGCCTTATGAAGATGCGGCAACAAAGAAAATTTCTTTAGTGGACAACACAATATTTGCAGAACCAAATCAAATTTACCAAGTCCATTTCCCAACCAAAGACATCACGGTAAGAGTTAAAAATTACCAGACAACAAACTTCTCTTGATAATTTATTTTATTCATTCTTTAACTACTATTATAAAATAGTGTATAAACTATTTATGATAGAAAGTAAAAGGAATGTCCAAAACTTATAGAATACGTACAGAAGTTGGTGTTGATAGACAAGTCAATATAGAATTAGAACAAGATTTTGACCAGTTAGAGATACTTTCTTTAAAAGTCAGAAGTGAAGATGTCTACACAAGAATGTGTGCTGACTATGGTGTGATTGTAGGTCGTGTTCTTGCCAATGGTGGATACGGTGTTCCAAATGTAAGAGTTTCTGTTTTTATTCCAATAACAGATGAAGATTTAAATGATGAAATAATTTATGATTTATATCCTTACCGAAGTCTTAATGATGTAAACGCTGATGGATATAGATATAATCTATTACCTTATGAGCAACAACATACAGGTCATATCCCAACAGGAACATTCCCAAGTAAAAATGATATTTTAACAAACCCAGCGTTGATTGAGGTTTATGACAAGTATTATAAATTCACTGTTAAATCAAATGGTAGTGGTGACTATATGATAATGGGTGTTCCAATCGGAACGTATACTGTTGTTATGGATATGGATTTGTCTGACATCGGACCATTCTCATTATCACCACAAGATTTAATCAGAATGGGTAGAGCAACCGCAGACCAATTTGACGGTGTGAACTTTAAAAGTTCAACTAACTTATTTGAACTACCACAAATCGTAACTTTAAACCAAAGTGTAAATGTACAACCATTTTGGGGACAACCAGAAATTTGTCAAATTGATATAACAAGAACTGATTTTGATTTACGTCAATCAGGTATTAATATATCTCCAACAGCCATGTTTATGGGTTCTTTGATTACAAATAGTAAAGATTATGCTTTACCAAAGAATTGTAAACCACCACAAGATTTAGGAAGTCTTTGTTCATTAGAAACCGCACCTGGAGAAATCATTGGTGTCAGACAAACCATTTTTCAAGACACCCAAGGTAGACCTATATTAGAACAAGCTCAATTTCCACAAGGGGCAAAAACAATTGATAGTGATGGAACATGGTTATTAGAAGTTCCAATGAATTTGGATTATGTAACCACTAATGAATTTGGTGAACAAGTTTTAAGTCCTGACCCAAAAATTGGTATACCAACTAGAGGAAAATATAGATTTAAAATCAAATATTCACAACCAGCCAACTTTGCAAAAGATGAAGTTAGACGAGCATATTATTTAGTACCAAATATTAAAGAATATGGTTGGGGTACTGCAAATCCATACGATGACCCAATTTATAAACCTGACAGTAATGTGGGTTATCAAGAGTTAATAGGTTCTTATTATTTTGGTTTAGATTGGAGTGGATATACTAACGCACAAGATGCTATTGATTGTAAAGATACATTCTATGAGTTTCAATATAATAAAGTCTATACGGTATCACAATTAATTGATGAATATAAAAAAGGTACTAATAGAAAAAAGTTTATTGGTATTAAAGAAATTACTAATACTGAATGTGAAAGTGAAAATAATAGATTTCCGGCAACAGATGGGTTAAGACAAAATTTTAGTATAATACCAACCTTAGTGACGTATTTGTTATATACAGCATCATTAACAATTATGATTTTATTACCTATTGTCCATGTGTTAGCATTAATATGGCCAATTATAAGTGTATTATTAAAAGTTGTGTTTGGAACAATTTTGACAATTGTTTCAGTTATTTGTAAAGCGATTAATAAACTGCGTGGTGCTGATAATCAAATAAATTGCCCAAAACCATACAATTTTCAAAATCTTTTTAAAGAATTAACAAATCCATTTAGTAAAATAACATTACCAAATTTAACATATCCTGAATGTCAGTTTTGTGAATGTAAACAAGAACCTGTACCACAAGACAATGATGAGTTAACAGCAATTCAAGAAGCCGCGGCACAAAATTCATTATCATTAAATGCCGATTTTTTTGTGTATGACAATTGGAATCCAAATCAATCTAATGTAACAGAACACCAAGAAGTTTTTGCGGGTAAAGGATTTAATACTGAAAGTGTTAGAGTCCCAATTAGAAAAAATGATAATAATGATTTTGATTTTATTGATAAATTACCACCATGGGAAATTATTAACAAGTATAATCTAAAATCAAAATATTTTGATACTGACCCCTACGCTGGTTCAAACAGAATTAAAGTACAAGTAGAACCAAAGTACAATTCAAATACAAATCACTTTGATAATATCATGGCGGTATTTGTTGACCCAGATGTTCAAAATACTTTTATTTCGGGGCAACTATTATCTTTCCAAGAGTTGACCAAATCAACTGACCCAAATACAAGTGGTGCGACTTCAACACCTGAAACAGGGATAACAGGAACAACAAACGTTGGTAAAAGTGTAACGATGACATTTGCCAATCCAACATCACCAAATTTATCAAATAGTACTGTAACATATAATTTCCCGACAGTACCAAATGAAACTAAATCTTACAAGTTCCCAACGGACATTGAATATTTCCAAGTTATTACTGGTGTTACTTACAATGATTTTGTATCTCAAAACGCGGCATATGCTAAAGGAACTACAACTTGTAACTACCTTAATTATACTGTAACAAATCAAACTACAAATCCAATCACCATTAATTATACGGATTACAATGGAACTTCACAAACAGCAACAATTGGTATTGTTGTGGACCAAGACACAAATACAACTTATGGTGCGACTGAAAATATATGTGCTTGTGAAAATAGTTTAAGTTCAACAAAAAAATTCAGTATAGATAATATAAATTCTTGTTCAGTTCCAGCACCTGCTGGTTCGGTCTTACCAGGAAATTTATTAACTCAATTATATCAAAAAATTGAACTTTTTAAAAATGATGGTAAAGACGGTCATGATTTTTATGATTCATATATTGGACAATGGATTGGTGGTGAAATTAGTTTAGTCTTTATGGTTAGGGGTGTTGACCCACACAGTGGACGTAAATCAATCAAATATGATTTATCAAGAATTTTTGGTTATAGTAGTTACGGTCAAAAAGTGATTAGTGGTGATTTTTACATGAACGTTCCCGTCCAACAAGGTTTAAAGACCGTAAGAAATGCAGAATTAACAAGTAACTTACAATCCAATTCAAATGGATATTTGTATTTCAACTCTTTTCAATACACCGCTGGTACTCAATATAGTGCTTATACCACTACACTTCAAAATTATTATTCAGCATTAGACCTTAACCGAGTTGATAAATATAAAATCAACTCTGATAATGAGGATAGCTTATTAACAACTGCGATGGTGTATAATGGTGGAAGTGGACAATTGGTTGCAAACAGTAGTACTGAAGGTTATATACAAGGTGAATATATTGAAGGTGGTTCGTTTATATGGGCAGAAAAGGCTAAGGGATTAAGTAAAATTAAAAAAGATAAAAACGGTAATGATAATAATAATACAAGACCGTGGTTATATTTTGCACCATCTTATGGTAATGGAGGACTCGGTAAAATGGTTGTGTATAGTCAAAAAATGGTTATGAGGTCAGATAGATTACCTGTTGGTACTATATTTGATGGTAGTGCTAATAACTACTTTGCTTGGCAAGCATCAAACGCATTACCTTATACCTTTGTCGATGATAATGGTACATCTAATACCCAACTTGTTGTACCATCATTTGATTTTAGTGACCCAACAGCAAATCCTGATTTAGTAACAGGTGCGACATTTAATGCTATCGCCAATTCATTTACCTGTAATGGTATGGTTGATTTGTCTTGTTATCAAGGTGACGGTAGAAATTTTACTGCATTACCCGCAACCAATGAATGTAATACTAATACTAAAAAGGGAGATAAAGTTGTTGTTAAGGGTTGTTACATATTAGTAAACAAACCAATTGGTACCCTCTTTGGTAGGAACAATGATTATTCATTAATTATAGAATGGATTGGAAGACTTAGATTAATGATTGCAGTATGTCAAGGAACTTTTTCACATACGTTTGTAAACTCTTGGATAAATGGAACATTGTTTGCGTTCCCATTCCAAAATGCTGTTAGATTTAATGCTAAGAATGAGCCAATTGTTAGAACAGTTGTTTTAAATAAAGCCTTTTATAATTTTTGTGCCGATACAATAGTGTACGAACCACAATCTAATAATTTTTATTATCGTTCAAGTCCATGGGATGGTCAAAATTTTATAGGTCAATACCCACCATCAGGACTATTTAATTCACCAGTGAATGATAGAAACTTATTATACCCAACTACAATTATGGATTTGGGTCCAAAATTTATTTGGAGTAAAGATGTAAACAAAAGTCCAAATTACTTTGGATATCAAATGGATAGGTTCAATGCAACATCTTGGAACAATGTGTCTGATTTATTGCAATTATTTATAATATCAAGAATATCAAACTCTAACCTATTAAAATCAACCAAAACAGGTTTAGACACATCAATTTCTGCATTTTTCAGTAGACCCCAATTAAGGGTTGATGGTGATTATGCTCAGATGTTACAAATCAATTCACAGTATGGTATTGTACCATATACTGCGGATAATTATTTTGATGACCCTGCAACAACAACTGACAATGTTGTTTACGTGTCTGTTGATAATCAAAAAAATTCGGTATTTGGTATTTTTTATAGTGGGTATACTGAAGAAAGGGATTTAATTTCACCACGTAGAATAGACAGAACATTTACTGGAAATACATTAATTGCTGATTATTTAGGAACCAAATCACAAGAAGTTCCATTTTATAGATGGTCAAACACAGCATATACTGATGGTCAACCGTCTATTTTTGGTAACGAGGAAAACAATTGGTATACAGAAGGTAATGCTTACAAAGAAAAATATCAAAATTTAGATAGAATGTTAAACCCAATGTTCATTGGAGGAAACAATCAAATTCAAAACAGAAAAGGTTACATTTACCAAACAAATAGTTTGGGACAATATTCCCAATCACCGGCACTTGGTAATAATAATGAAACTATAACAAGTGCACCATGGTATTTTTATTTCGGTTTAAAGAAAGGTTCGTCTGCCATGGATAAATTTACAAAATTATATATTAAATCAGAAGAATGAGCGAAAGTAATTACATAGTAGTTAAACCTGATTTGAGGTATAAGTCGGCACCCGATGCAGATTTATCTTTTGTAACAGAATTAAATCAAACACAATCACAAGTAATTGATTATGATAGAACTGTTAATGTTAATTTAGCAACATTGTTTGATGCTGAAAGGCAAAAATCTGTATTGTTTAGACCAACAGTTAAGTTATCATATATCTACGAAAATAACTTGGTAGGTTATAGTAATTACAAACCGTATAGAGATAATTTATATTATATTAATCCCGAGTTGTCTGTAATCAATGGGATATGGAGTGGATTACCAACATATCAAGAATTTGAATTTATTAGAACAGATGTGGAATCAACCCAATTAAATTTTGTTGCAAAAAGTGCGTCAACATATAATTGGAATGTTGTTTTATCCTATCCATATGAAAATGACTATACGGTACCAATGCAATATTACTTTTCAAATGGTCAGTCATTAACACCATGGGTATCAGGGGATGGAATACCATTTAAAATATCTCAAGGAACTGAAAATGGAACACCGTTAATTCAGTTTACTTGCCCTGTTCCACACGGGTTATCTGTTAATGAATATGTTGAATTGTCATTTAATTATAGTGGTGTTAACACATTCCAAGTTTCTTATTTGGGTGATAATACAATTGGTTCAGATGAATATATTTTTAGTATATACAATGTTGGATTTACGGGTTCAACATTTAATAGTGGTAATCAAGGATTCTTTAAACGAATCATAGACATTAATAATTCTGGTGAAACAAAATCAAAATATTATGTTAGATTACATAAGATTATTAGTAATCCACATGATTCAATCATTACAAGAAACGGATTTGAATTGAATCCATTTAGTGATGGTTCATTTTATCAATTTTCTTCATTAACACCAAACAATGTTGGAAGGGTTGTTAATTATCAAAGCTCAAACACATATAATATTACCATGGCTCGTGATTTGGAAGTTACAAATCAAGTTGATAATAATAAAAAACCTTTAACACAAGTGTTTGCAACATTTCAAAACGTTGGATACTTTGGTTGGTTCAATCAATTAAGAAGAGGTTGGGGATTTAATATGGTGCCAAAGACAACAAACCCGTGGTGGGCAACAACAAATCCAACATCATTAGAAAATAACACAACATCAGGATACACAAAAACACAAAATGGTGTTCCTTATAATTTTACGGTTAATCTACCAAGATATAGTGGGGATACAATGTATGGTGATTGGTGTGAGTGGAATGAAAGTAATCAATCAGAAAGGGTTATTTCAAACTACATGAATAAAATGACCTATTACCAAAAAGCGTTTGATATTGCACCTACCGCATCTACAAACCCAAGTGGGTTTTATTACCAAGTTCATTATCCAATTACCTTGAAAGTGTTTTCAGATTATATTGAAACTGCTGAACAAAGTGGAACTGAAGGAATTCCATATTGGGCTTACTTCAGTGATAACAACAAGTTATGGTTTTGGAGAGATATTTACGAATATGGTTATATTGACAATTTAGGTAGAGGTGTTGATTATCCATACTTGAATACTGCCCACTACCCATTCCAAGATATTACTTTCAGATTATATCCTGAAGGTGCGTCATTTGACATAACAGATTTGTACCAAATTGTACCAGACCCTATAATAGATGGATGCGAATAAGATAAGAGTGTTGTTTAATAACCAACCAAAAGATTTGGTTATACCTCTTCAACAAGAGTGGGACTTCTATGGTCAGCAACAAGCCATTGAACAATACGAGTCAACCATTATTGAAAAAATATTAAATCAAGGGGATGATTACGAAGTTAATAGGTTTGACCATCAGTTATATGATGGAACAAAAAGTTCTTTAAACTATGATTTTTATTTAAACAATCCCGTGTTTGCGGTTAACAATTTTTGGGAAAATTCTTACTTGGCAAAATTTACTGCTGACCAAGTATATTATTATAGTCCATCATTTACAAAATCTTTTTGGAAAATAGATTTTTATGATAGTCCAACTACAAGAACACAAAAATCTTATTTTACTACAATATTACCAGTACAACAAGGAAAGTTTCAACCAACAGTTTTAAATAATACAACAGCGGTTACAATTAAAAGACCAAGTTATCAATTAGATTACATTGGTGATAAAGAAGGGTTTTTTCTTTATTGGTTGAAATCAAGACAATTCTTGAATATCAATACTTTTTATATGACGGCCAAGTTCTTTGATGGTAATACAGGACAGTTTATAAAAATGATGAAAGCACCTCAAAGTTCTTTACCAAACTATTATGATTTTCCATCTGAAGAATATTTTTACTACAAAGTAGATTTAGATTATGCAACACAAACATATCAAGTGTTTGATTACCCAAGAGGGGTACGAGCCGGAACAGTTTCAAATCCGATAAAATGGTATGAATACGTAAACCCATAATGGATACACAAGTAATGAATATCAGGGTATCACCCGAAGTCTTGAATACAATCATTCATGATGTTACTTACTCAGGTGAGACATTTGGGGTGTATTCATCTATGACCCAAACTTTAACAAGTGGTGTTAACAACACGTCAAGTTTAACAGGTCTTACAGTTCCAATTCTTTTAACACAAAATACAATTGATTTGGGTTATTACTCTGTATTTGATGGTGCAATTTCACAAATAAATGTTGTAAATAATTTTATATTTTCATCTACAACAGGAAATCCATTTACTTGGTATGTTTATAATACCGCAGATGTTGAGTTTAATGCCTACCTTCAGTTGTCAACATATTTTTTAGATTGGGGTGATGGAACACCATTACAACCAATTAATACGTACGCGCCTAATTCTATTGTTCACACGTATAATACAAACCCAAGTGAATATACAATTACATTATCACAAAATAATCCTTGGGGAAACACAACGGTATCTAAAAATATTCAAACACCATATGTTGAAGTTCCTGATTTTAATCCAAGTGGAACTGCATACTTTACACCAAATGTTGGTTCTTGGAGTGCAACACCAATATCGTACAACTATATTTTTACTGGTGACAGTGTTAATTTAGTTGAAGACCAAGTTTCATCGGCATATGTTTCAGTACCATTTACTGTTAGTGGATATACTGATTCAAGAATTAACGACTTGGCATTTTATGGTACACCAAAATTTAAATTATTAGTACCTGTTCAAAAGAATAATGTTGATTATGGTATTATTACTGAAATTAATTTAGTTTATACTGCATATACAATACAGAATGTTGATTATGTTGACTATGCTGATGGTACTACAATTTTCTTTCTTCAGTCATCGGGTTTAACCGCAGATTGGATGGTACAAGAACCCTTAGTAAAAGATGAATTATTGTTGGGTGTCATTGCTCAAGCTGAAGTCCAATCCAATATATTCATTGAACGAGGTAAAAATTCGGCGTATGAAAGAATACAAAGAATTGGTGAGGTTGATAATTTGGGAGACTTAATAAAATATGGATATTACTTTTTTAATGTTACATAAAAAAATAAAAATGGTATTTATTACTAATAGATAAAATAAAAAAATGGCTACAGGAACCTATGGTACAATAAGACCGGCAGATGTATCACCCGAAGACGTAAGTATCGTCATGAATTATACACCATCAAGAGATGTGACGGACAATTTTGTTCTAACCACTTTGGATGCGACAACAATATTAAGACCTTATTTTAATAATGCAGCAACTGGCGGAAACTCAAATGAAATCTTGGGTGGTTTATACAATCTTAGATTACCCGCAGAAACATTCACTCAATTAGGTATCTACACTCTTTATATAAGACCAGCGGAAATTAGAACAAGTATTACTGATTGTGGTGTGTTATCAGCATTACCAAACGTTAAAGGAATTGTAATTGATTTAAGTAACGTACCAAGTCAATATGTTAATAAATTTGTTGCTCAAGGACTTGTTGGATTTAGAATTGAATATTTAAACTCTGATGGTAGTAAAATACCTAACTTCTTTAGGATTGTTACTTCAAATTTTTATTGTGAGCCTGTTATTCAAAATTTAACTAATACTTTACAAAAGGCTGTTAGATATAGATATACTGAAGGTCAAACTAATTTGGTGTTTTGTACTTTATCACCAAGTTCATCACCAACAAACAAACCAAACGCCACACCATATATTGGACAACCAGCTCAGAGTATTGTATTATCAAATACTTACTTCAATCCATTAATGTTAGAGGTTCAAGTTTCTGAATATGACATTGATACATTGGGTATTGCTCTTTATGGTAATCAAACTAAATCTATGGAGGATGGTATCTACACAATCTATGATGCTCAAAACAACATTTATCAACAATTCAACTTGTATGAAATTAAAGATGACTTTAATAACTTGTTGTATGAGGTTAAAGATAATAGAGGTACAAATATTGACTTCAGTAAAAGTTATCAAAATATTACGGCTCAATAATGGCTAAAACGTTCATACCTAACACAGCGGCTTCAGGAGCCGGAACTCCCTTTGATAATATCGTAGGGTTACAAACTGTGCAAGGTGGTGGATTAACACAAGGTAATTTTGAGTTTGATTTAGGACTTTCAGAAAAAACAAATAGAACATTTAATATTGGAACGTTTCAAAATCCAGTATCATTAGAAAATTTAGATTTAGATTCAATAAACGCTTCAAGGGAGTTGTTAGCGAAAGAATATAGAGTTTATCCAAATTATGATTTATCAGTTGTAACTAATTTTACAATATTTGGTTCGTTACAAAAAAGATTTGAAGTATCAATACAAAAAATATTAAACTTTTTTCCTGCGGCAATTGAAGTTGATGCAATCTATTATGATTTTACATCAGGATTAACCGCTGAGAATATTATATATAGTTCAGTCCCAAATGAAACTGAATTTACAATTGATGTCGCAAGGATTAAAAATCCATTCAACATTGATTACTCAGTTAATTCTATAATTAATCTTCAAAACAGAGAACAAATATTTTCACCTATTAGGGATTTAACAAATAGATACCGAGATTATAGTTTGTTTGTTAATGGTAATGAATATCCAATTATTGATTTAGACCCAACAACAAGTTTATATTCTGGTAATCTTAAATTTATTGTTACAGGACAACCATTTAGTGGTGCTTCATCAACGGTAGATTCAATTTATATTAAACCAAACACATATTACACCGAAAAAGGATTTTCGGAAGATTTTGATGAGGTTGAAAAGTTCTTGTTAAATAGATTAGCGACACCACCATTTACAGCAACATTTAATGTTCCTGTTGAAACTGACTCAGGTGTTGTATCAATACAAACATCTACATTGACTTGGCCTAAAGATGGTCTTTGGAATTTAGATATTAGAACTCCATTATTTACAACTTATCTTGAGAAGTTAAATGAAATTGCGATTAATTTTGATTCATTCAAAACAAACTTAATTACCCGTTTTTTAACAACAGAATCATTTTTAGAATTTGACACGCCAGACCATAGAGTTGCTAAAGTATTACAAATATATGGAAGAAGTTTTGACCAAATAAAACAATTCATTGATGCGTTGGCATACATGAACTCGGTTAACTATACTCCAGGTAATGACATACCATCAATGTTATTGAAAAATTTAGCACAGACATTAGGATGGAGTACAAACATATCACCAATTACGAATGAAAACTTTTTAGATTCAGTATACTCGTCAACAGGTGTTACACAATACGCTGGTTTTTCAAGAGAACTTACACCATCAGAATTAAATTATCAATTTTATAGAAACTTAATATTAAACTCGGCATATCTTTTTAAATCTAAAGGTACAAGACGTTCAGTTGAATTTACATTAAGATTGGTTGGAGCTCCTGAAGCGTTGGTTGAATTTAATGAACACGTTTATGTTGCTGACCAAAGAATTAATATGAGACAATTTGGTGAACAATATGCTCAAATTACAGGTGGTACATATATTGAAAATACAACAGCATTAGCAACTGGTAATACATTTTCAATTTACGGTCAAACATATACCGCATTTACATCATCAACACAAACTTTTTTTGTGGGTGAAACAATTGATGATTATCCAGTTGATGAATTTGGATATCCAAGAGCACCAATTGAAACATCAGATTATTATTTTGAAAAAGGTGCAGGATGGTTTGAATCAACACCACAACACAGAAGTCCACAAATTGTAAATCAAACCACTTCAGTTTTTACTGGCAATAGCCCAAATGTTCAAACAACATTACAGCCTTTTACTTACGGACAAGAATATTTTGATAGATTCAGGAATTTCCCATATATGAATTTGGGTTATAACTTAAAACTTGTACCTGACAATAAAAAAAGTTGGCAACCACCAACATTCAGAGTTAGTGTTGAATCAGGGTATAATGCATATTATGTAGTTTCAGATGACAAATTAGTTCTTAATGCCAAGAATGTTGATTTGTTTATGAACCCTGGTCAAGGTATCCTTTATAATGTTTGGTCAATGTCCAAGAATTATAATTACCCAATTCCTAATTCAGGAATGACATCGCCATACCCAAGTTTGGAAACTTATGATTGGACATATATTAATCCTGAAGCAAACAAAAAAACATTCTTTGAATTCGCTCAAACATTTGTTAACAATACAATTAATATCAGAGACAGGTGGTATTCAACAGATGGTAAAACTGGTGGATATCCAACACTATTAAATATTTTTTACAATTACCTTCTTTCTGAACAAAATGTTGGAATTCCAAATGATGATTTTACATATCAAAAATTAATTGAATATGTTGATGGTCTTGGTCCATATTGGATTAGATTAACACAACAAATGATTCCAGCATCTACAATATGGAATACTGGTACCCGTTTAGAAAACTCAGCATTACAAAGACAAAAATATGTTTATAGAAGACAAAGAGGTTGTCAATTAGTACCAATTGAAAATGACCCATGTTTGGCAACAAGTCAATTATTTTCTTTTGATTGCACCAAACAAAGTGCAACATGTTCAATATATCCTTGGATTGGTGCAAACCCTGGTGATGTTACATCATTCTCACAAATTCTATATAACGTATTATACAATTACTTAGACACACAAGGTTATCTACTTTCAGATTGTAACGCAAACTCATTGTATTCACAATGGTATGTTGATGTTAAGATTGATGGGGCAACTGTAATACAAAATAAATTTTTTGATGGTTATGGAACAGGACAAGTTCCAACAAATAACCAATGGAAGACAGCGCTTATTTTAAATCTACAACAATTAGTTAATTATGGTTATTTCTTTTATGTGAACGGTAATGAGGTTACAATATATAACTTGACATGTGCTTCAAGTTCAGAACCAATTACTTTACAAATAAACGTGGGGGTTAATATAGACATTAGTTGTCAGTAAACTACCTTATAATAATATTTAATAGTTATGGCTTGTAGTACTTGTATTAGATGGATGGTTTGGAATGAATCGGACAGTGACCAAACATTTTATTATTATGATTGTACTGATGGTACCACATTATTAAGTAATTTATTTGGTGCTGGTCAATTTTATAGTGTTTGTGGTTGTCAAGCAAGTGGTTCTTATGCAACAAGTGACGATGTTTATATTGAAGATGGTGGAACAGGATATATAAATTATGGAGGATTATTATTACCTCCTTGTGAACCAGAACCAACACCATCACTTACTTTAACACCATTTCCAACAAGAACCCCAAATCATACACCGACACAAACACCAAGTGTAACACAAACGCCTACAATTACGTCAACTCCGACTGTAACACCAACAAATACTTTAACACAAACGCCTACAATTACACGAACTCCGACTGTAAC